ACCATCTGCTCAAAGCGGCGCAGTGCCTCCGGTCGGACATCATCCTCCGTCATGGCACCGAGAAAATCATTCAGCGTACCTGGTCTGGAACCTTCATAGACGGTAATGGTCCCGGCATGTGAAGGCGGAAAACCTTCAACCAGCAGGGTGACGCTGTACTGACCATGCTCAACATCCATGCTGTAACGTCCGGCTTCATCCGGATTTTCAGAGGCCACCGTGTTCACCACCACCGTGCTGCTGGTTCGTCTGGCCTTCAGCACAATGGTGCAGTTCTGTACTGGTTTTCCTGTGCCATCTTTAAGCACGCCAGAAATTTTTACTGTCATACTTTTCCACCAATAAAAAAAGCCCGCAGCAGTGACGCCACGGGCTTCAGGACAGTGTAACTTTACGTTTCCTCAAACGCAGTTCACCCCATAAGGTGGATGAACCTGCGTATCATAACAATATTTACAGAAGATAAATCGGCGTCTGTTGTCAGAAACGGTATCCGATACCAACAATAAATGCATCCGTTCGCCAGTCGCCACTACCGGAACCTTCATAAGCGACATCAATGGTCACGGATTCGGTCGGGTTAAACTGCACGCCAGCTCCCCACGCCAGAGACGTGTTGCTGTGGCGACCGTCATCACTTCCGGTCAGCACATCGTGCGTTTTCCCCTTGTTGTCAGTTACGCGGAGATAATCCCCGGAGAAAGTCGACACACGGCTGTAAGCCACACCCGCCATCGCATACGCGCTGAACCATTCATTCACGCGTACAGACGGCCCCGCCATCACGCTGAACCAGCGGTTACGCACGGAATCTTCATGCCAGCGGGTATCGCTGTAGCGCGTTTTTTGCTCATCCTCAGCATTGGCATAACTGAAGGACGTAATCAGCCCCAGCGCGTCCGTAAACTCATAACGGTATTTCACGTTAATCCCGTTCAGATCATCACTACCGGGAACGTTCGTCGAGGCATGGAGATACCCCGCGCTCAGCGTGGACTGATGTTCTGCTGCACTCGCTGGCGTAGCAGCGGCGACCTGCCAGACTACTGCGGACAAAATAACAGCACATAATTTACGCATAATTACCTCTCGCTTTTCTGCAATAAAAAAGGCGCCATTTCTGGCGCCCGTATCTGGGTTATAAAATTCAGCTAATCGTGATGCCTGCAGTGGCTTTCTTCATCACCACAACCAGCAAATCGCTGATACTTGCTGTGGGATACCAGTTATTTACCAGCCATGCTGACACCGAAAACTCCAGTGTCATGTGACCGTGACCGGCAGGCATATCAATAACACCACTGTAAATCAGCGTATTATCCAGCGCGGTACGGTTATAAATTTCAGCACCGTTTTTCCGCACTATCAGACGGCATGAGGAGTAAATATCAGTATGCTCTTTCTCATGTTTAGCGCCGCTGAATGCCACCGCCGGAATAACAATCTGCCGGTCAAACGGCTGATCGTCATAAACCCTGACGGTAATGGTTCCTGATGGCCACCGCTCCGGTGCACGGGAGTCCCGGGGGAAAGCTTTGCCCACTGTTTTAACGAGATCGCCTTCAATCTGGTTCGCGGACAATTTTCCCAGAACCCGACAGTTCTCGTTAATCGTGACGTTGTTGAGCGTCCCGGAGTTCGCATTCACGTTACCGCTGATATCGGCATTTTTCGCCGTCAGCCGCCCGTCCGGTGTCAGGGAAAATGCCGGAGGATTACCGCCGCTGGTAATGGTGGGAGCCGTCAGATATTTCAGGAACACTTCATTCATAAATATCTGATCGCCCTGACCAACAAACATCGGCTTTGTGTTGCCATTCGCAGGATTAATCATCGCAATCCTGTCTGCCGCCAGCAGCACCTGACTCTGCATTCCTGCTGGCGTATTCTCAATACCGGCACCGATACCCGCAATATAAAGGCGTCCGTCCTGCATCTGCTGCAGTTTCACGGCCCACATGCTGTTCAGGTTATTATTTGTATCAACCTGAACTTTCTGTATCTGCTGGATTGCCGCACTCTGATTTTCCAGTTTTTTATTGACGGTCTGCGTGATTTCATTGCTGACATTCGTAATGGACGTCCTGATTTCAGCCAGGTCCGGCGCAAGCTGACCGTTATCAATCTGCGTCCACAGCTCCTGGGCCAGATGTGTTTTCCCGATTTCTCCTTTGAAAAAATCCAGGTAACCTTCCGCATCATCGCTCGCCCGACCGACAGCCTCCACGAATGCCGATTTGCCAACAGTATTCACACTGCGGATATAAAAATAATAATCATGGCCCGGTTTGATATTGATACTGGCAGCTATCCAGTACAGCGCCGAGCCAAGATAGCGGGCTGCGGTTTCAACCTGCCTGATATCCGCAATCCGCTTTTCCGAGAACCAGAACTCAAACTGTATCCGTGGTGGGGTTGTCGAACTCATCCGCCACCGCAGGACCGTTATCTGACTAACCTGTATTTCAAAATCAGAGAGGACCGTCGTAAGGCTGCACGGGGAGAGTAATTCAATGACTCAAAACTATGAACTGATTGTGAAAGGGATCCGCAATTTTGAGAATAAAGTTACGGTAACTTTAGCGTTACGGGACAAAAAACGCTTTGACGGTGAAATTTTTGACCTGGACATCTCGCTGGACCGTGTTGAAGGTGCCGCGCTGGAGTTTTATGAGGCAGCAGCCAGAAGGAGCATCAGACAGGTCTTCCTGGATGTTGCTGCCGGGTTATGTGAAGGGGATGAGCAGTCGCCGGAAAAGCGCCCCGTAATTTTAGAGGCGCAGGATGTGTTGATAACCTACAGAGGAAAACTACCGGGAATAATTACGGGTTCTCTGAAGAGTCCGCCGAAATGGTAATTTTACCAGCATATTTTTCATCCAGTAATACAGCAAGCCGCCTGAAAGAGTCTTGTTGTTCCTGAGACCATTTGGGATTGCATGATTCAAACTGGATTGATGCCAGCGTTGATTGCATCTGTTCCCTTGGAATTGAGAATGCCAGATATGAGAAGGCGACGGTAAGGGTATTCACGTCTTCCCGAAGCCTGGAAATGCTGTCGAGCAACTCCTGTAGAGAAATGGTGTTATTGTCCATAAATAATCCTCATGATTGTATTGACCTGTTAGCAGCCTGAGGCAACAGGCTGGAACTGATAAACATATCCAGGGCTCAGAAACCGATAAATCCTGATAAATATCCATGAACGCAAAAATCAGATACGGCCTGTCGGCTGCCGTTCTGGCGCTGATTGCCGCTGGTGCGCCTGCGCCTGACATTCTCGACCAGTTTCTGGATGAAAAGGAAGGTAACCACACCACGGCATACCGTGATGGCGCGGGTATCTGGACCATCTGCCGCGGTGCCATCCTGGTGGATGGCAAACCTGTCGTTCCGGGCATGAAGTTGTCGAAGGAAAAATGCGACCGGGTTAACGCCATTGAGCGTGATAAGGCGCTGGCATGGGTGGAGAAAAACATCAGAGTGCCATTGAGTGAACCCCAGAAACGGGTGATCACCGGGATTGCGTCAACGCCTTCTCCGGATCGGGATGGTGACATCCTGGAGCCGGAGGGCGCGGAGTTTGGCAGTGCGATCCCGTTTCTCTGGCAGCATGACCATTCCCGCCCGGTGGGGCAGTGTACGGTACGCCGGGTCAGCGAAGGGCTGGAAATCACGGCAACACTGGTGAAGCCCGTACCGGATATGCCGTCGCAACTGGCTGCCCGGCTGCCGGGCCAGCCACTCCATTCAGTTTCGGAGTAACCGTGGCACTGCCGGCGGTGAACACCAGCTCCAGCGTCTGCCAGTCGTTACTGTAATTCCCGAACTCGCCCAACTTTGTGTTTCCTGCTTTCCTGTGATGCATCAGATTCAGTTTGCCGTCTGTGGTCTGGGTGAAGAACGACATCAGGAACGGGTTACCAGTCCCGGTCATCGTCACGACGTCAGGTAACGCTACATCGGTATACAGATAAATTCCCAGACCGAACTGGTTGTTGGTCAGTGCGCCTGACAGTCGAAACTTACAGCTCAGTCTGCCACCCCGTGTCAGCAGGGAGACTGCGTCATCCACCGGATGCATCAGGGACCAGGTTTTATTGCTCTGCTTGGTAACCTTAAACACACCATCTTCCAGCGCAACACTGCCGCCGGTGATGGTCCAGCCCTGCGCAGCAGCCTCTCCGGCTGTCGGCAGCAGGGAGACTGTACGAACGGATGTGTCACCATCAGACGGCCCCGATGGCGTGTCGCCGCCGGGCGAGGGTTTAATCTCCGGTGCGGTACCGCTGATGAAGGCGCTGGTTCGACCAACTGCGTTCAGAATAGCGGTTGCCAGGCGATCCGAAATAATGCCCCTGCGCGCCCATGAACTGAAATGTGTCGGACGATTTGACGATACCCAATTACCATTACTACGGGATTGCGCGCCGTAATAACCTGCATCAGCAATATCCGGGTCTTCTGCCGGTAAGTTGGTGGGCGTGTTGTTGCCGTTACCGTCGGTCATGAACGGCACAAAGAAAACGTTGTCGCTCTCCCTGTTTTTGTACGCGCCGTAGACGGAGTCATACTGTGTGCCGTATGTGTTTTTCCAGTAATACGTCGTGTCGCCACAAATCCACGGTACAACTGCAGCACTGCCGCCATGGCACTGCGCCGCCAGCCCGGCAAGGTCAGCACGGAACTGCTGTACCATTGCAAGAAATGCTGCTGGCTGCTGGGCGTACCAGAACAGATCGAAGTAATACCCGCACATTACCTCCAGATCCGTTGCTGGAATGTGCGGGACGGACGCGCTGGCCGTTCTGAGTAAGGGAGCCTGACGGAGATTATCCAGTGACGGTAGTCGAGGCTAAGGGCTTTTTTAACCTCGCATCCGCGCCCGCGGTAACACTGAATGAGCCATTCAGCCTGTTCTTCGGTGCAGGGGTCGTGCTGATACCAGTCAGATTTGAATGCATGAGAACGCCGCCCGTGCCTGCTGGCAGGGGCGGCAGAGTTATCCGAATTGTAAAATTTGGTATCGTGCGCCATCTGTTTTCTCTGCTGGCGCAGCAGGTGCCAGTTGTTCAGGCTGACGTATGAAGTATAAATAAACTGGCTCCAGTGTAAAGCCCCACCTTAATGGAATAAAAACCAAACAACAGATTGCTGGGATAAAAATACAACGCTTATTATTAAAAGCGGTTAGATAAATTAAATTTTAATGTTATGCAAATCTGCCAGATTAGCATAATATTTCATTTGAAAACCGCTGAAATAACAATCTTATCGGGATTAATCATATTAAGGTGAGTAAATATGGAAAACAACAAATCTGCACATTACGCTCCTTTTTTATCTGTAATACTTTTTGTATTTTGTTGTGTATGGGCGGTATTTTTATAAAACACACCCACAAATAAATCAAACCCGCTACAGCGGGTTTGATTTATATAGTTGTTATACGGAAACTGGCACACGAGCAGGCAATGGATAGTGAGCCCAGTTATTAGCATTTAAAGCTCTTACGCCATCAGCATAAACTTGTGTGTTTCCATCTAATGATTTTAAAGTTACTACAATAGTTACAGGTAAAGGCTCCATTAAGGCCGGTTCATTCGCTCTCAACGTTGTTTTAGCTTGAAGAGCCCAGTTACCCGAAGTAATTCCTTTATTAAATGCCTTGCGATGAATTTTTACTGGTGACCACTTTCCACCATGCTCAATTTGAGCTCTCTCATATCCAGATTGACCGTTTTCTCCTTCCATAGGTACTTTTCCTTTTATAGTATTATTCTCAATTAAGCCAAAACTTAGCTCTACGTTCGCGCGAACATATTCACTGCCGGCATTAGGGTTCAGTGGTGGTGCATATGCAGCAGTAATTACAATCTCACCTTTAAATTTTCCATTTTGAATAAGTGCCGATGGTATGGGATAGTTTTCCTTTCTCCACCTCACCCCAGGAACCAAGAATGTTTGGAAAATCAGAGTAAACCTATCATCACTATCATATAAGGTCTCAATAACCTCATTAGGAATTCCCGCTCCCAAATAGCGTCTTTCACTTGGCGAGTAATCAGGAGAAGATAATTGAGCGGAATGAATTAATAATGCTTTAATCAATGATGGTGAAACATTAAAGTCTGAATTAGTGGCTATTCTCTGCCATGTATGCGCAGCTAAACTTGCCACAATTGGAGCAGCAAAACTAGTACCAAAATTAGAGCAAAGCCTATTATCTGGCCCTACGACCTTTAAACTGCTTGCTCCTACATTCCAAGGTCTATGAACCCCACCGCCAGCATGGATTATATCTGGCTTTGGAGTAAATACAGGCCCAGGGCCACGACGAGTATATGGTGTCGGTGTTCCAATTTCACTTAAAGCATCATTAGCTTCCATATGAGAAACTGAACCAACTGTTAGTGCTCGGACTGACTCTCCAGGAGAGGAAATTAAATCAGCACCTCCAAGCGGATCAGGATTTGGCCATGTACGTATAGGTTCATCTACATAATTACCTGCAGCAACTACAAACAAAATACCAAATTTATCGCTGAGCCGATCTAACTCCATCGCAAAATCACTAAACATCTGCTCATTACATGGTCCGCCTCCCAAAGATAAATTCCAGACTTTTATATCTGGTCTTTTATTTACAGCATCTGCTAGCCTCAGAATTAAATCTGATATATAAGATCCATTTTCATCTAAAGCACAAACATCATGGATTTTAGATTTTGTATCAGGAATCCATGGATGATTGTCATTTAAAAAATGAGCGCCTGATATCAATGAAGACACCATAGTCCCATGTTCATAACTCGTATCAGGAGGAATTACGTATGTTTCCCTACTCACTACCCAAGGAGTAATTGTTGCCGCGATGGGGCTTACCCCAGTGTCAAATACAGCAACAATGGGTAATTCTTCTGATGGTACGGGAAAGCTATTTGTTTCAATGCCAACAGAATCACTTACACTAACCGGGAATGCTGAATATTTTGGTTCTGGAATTAACGTTCTTATACCCGGGTAATCAATGAGAATGTCTAATATATATCTATCATTTGGGGATAAATCCATTATCCTTAATAAGGGAAGACCACATTTTGGTCTAATCTCATCATATTTAACTCCGTGTTGTTCTAATATAGAAATAACGTTTTCATAGTTGTTGTAAGTTGCATCTTCACCTGTGTACTCAAATAGTCGTACAAGGATGTTTGATGATTCAAACAAACCATCAGTGCCTCCTGGAACCTTCCTATTCTCATCCCAAGGTTCAATGCGCTCAATCGCGCTTAGATTAGCCAAAATCGCTTTAATATTCCGATGTAAAATGACTGACTCTAATACGTCAAAACAGCCGGCATGAGCAGCAACCAACATTTCATCTATTTTGGCATGACCGGCATTTTGCAATCCAGCCTCTTGAGCAATTTTGTTCGGCCTATGCGTTTTGGCTATTCCCTGGTCTCTTAATTTGAAAACCAAAGTACCCAAGCTTCCAGGGTACTCTGAAAGTTTGGATTCTAAATAATGTTTACTGGTTGTTAAATTTCTTACTAGCCCTTGTCTATATTCGGCTGTTACATCAACCAATACCTTTGCCCCACCGCCAGCGTTTACTATTGCACCCAAGTCACTACTGGAAAAAGGGATTCTTAACATTGGGTTTGTAACTTTTGCGTTACTAAACTGTGTACCCCTTCTGCTCATATGCTCCTGACTCCTTCAGAATGTTTGAAATTACTCTTGATGTAAGTTTGTACAAATTAGCAAGAACTCTGATAGAAAATAATTTTTTATCTTTAGAACGTAACCAACGAATTTCATCTTCGTAAGTGCTTAAATTTACACCTTCCATAAGCGATTGCGCAAGATACAAACGCCTATACAATTTATGGTGATTTATCACACTTGCACCTTCAATAACTGCATCCCTACGTGCATCCAAGCTCACCTGTTCAATTATTGCTCCGGATAATCCCTCCGATTTTCTTGATAAATCACTTAAATCTAGATCGCTACATATCATATTCTTTAAACGATTTTTCCAAATTAACTCTCTCTGATGTATGTCAGGCAGAGGCATTGGAATTCTGAAGCTAAATCGCCTCCAGATTGCAGGATCCAGAAGTTGCTCATGGTTAGTTGAGGCAATAATTACCGTATCCTCTGATGCCGCATCCATATTCTGCAATAGTGAAATGACAACTCGCTGAAGCTCACCTATATCTCTCTCATTACCTCTTGCTCCAGCTAAAGCATCAAATTCGTCTAAAAAAAGCACTGATGGCCTCTGCATTACATAATCGAAAACCTGTCTAAGATTTTTGCTGGTTTGTCCCAATAAACTACTAATCAAAGTATCGCAACGCACTGTAAGAAGTGGAAAATCTAAGCGGGTAGCGATGTACTTAGATAACATAGTCTTACCTGTTCCTGGCTTTCCATACACGAGCATACGACTCGGCAATGCTGCATCAGCTTTAACAAACTCATCATAACGTTGAACATTAGTGATAAACTCTTCAACACGGGTACTGATTGCTGCAGGCAGAAAAATCTCTGAACTGTCTAATTTAGGATAACTGACATCAACAGTGTTGAGTCGACTATCAATATCTACCGGTAATGAGCCCAGAGATATCCCACCTCCAGCCCTTTGAGCTCCTGCCAACGCCTGGGGAGCTCTAAGCAACCTTTCTCTTATCATTCTGGCTTGCTTGACCTCCCCTTTTTGTTCGAGCTTATCTGCCAGCAACCCAGCATAATTACTAGCCATCGAAGCATTTGCCTTTGTTGCACCTTCAATGATTTTTAACACTTCTGATAAATAATCCATTCAACACTCCCACAACAAAAAGCCACAGCAATCAAAAAATGAGCACACAGAATCAAAATACTCTCTAATCGTAACGCATTTTGAGATTTTTGATACGTTTTTTTGGGATTATGTAACGCCAAATGGTCATTTTGTGTCAGAAAAATAAATCTTAGTACCGAGAATATGTAGCTTCCATCCTTCATCGTTCTATTCATCCCTGATCTCCAAGCCTCTCTCGAAAACCATTCTGATAAAACGCCAGCACACGCTGCATAACTTCGCTCTTCCGGCACTCGCGACAGATTATGTTCAGACGCCTGTCGTAGCGGCGTATTTCTCCGTCTGGTAATGACCAGATAAGGTCCGGATCAACCACAGATGGTTTCTTCACCTTTGCCCTGGATAGTTTTTTGCGGGCATTTTGCCAGTCCTTACGAGCCTGTTCAGACGGGAATAACCCGTAACCAGAGTTGTATACATCGCCACTGGCAACCAGCTCTCTGGCGAGAACGCTCATCAGATATCTTGTCGCACCTGTCTTGGCTTCCAGTTGCCGTAACGTCTCGCGCCCACTCCGGCGTACTAGCTCAACAACCTGCCCTTTAATTTTTTCCCGCTCTTCTTGTGTAAATACTTTTGCCATAAGCGCCTCCGGCAATCACTTTTCCGATACAACACGGCGGGAAGAATCAGTAATCTGTCGAACAATATCCCGGTGCTTGTTCAGCTCCCGCAGCGCGGCGCAGACTCGCTCCCACTTCTGGACATGATTTTTCGCCCGACGCAGTTCGCGGTTTGCCATATGCAGTGATGGTAAAACCAGGTCATCCGCTCGCGTTTCAGTAAACGATGGCAGCGACTGCACAATGTCCGCCACAGTTTCTGTTTTAATATCTTCCTGTGTTGCAGCCTCCTGTACTGGTAACGCAACACCTGCGGTATGAGGAAAGGCCTTACCATCAGTTTCCGCTACCGATGCTGCTTTCGGCTCTGCTGGTAAATTATCGCCCGGTATGCAGTAACGAAATTTACCGCCCTGATTTACGCGAATCAGACGACCTTTGCTGATTGCCATTGCCAGCGTTGAAGCCACTTTGCGTGATGTGGTACCAAACAATGTAGCCAGCTCATCAGCCATTTGTGGTCCTCGTTGTTCAATCGTCGCGGTTAAATCGCACTCTGAGATTTTCGCTACTGTTGCTGTGGTGATTTCTTCCGGCAGTTCTGCCTGCGCTGGCTGTTCCTGCTGAACGTTGTTATCAGCCACACGCCAGGTGTACGCGCTTTTATCAACAAAACCAGCCTTTTTCAGTTCCCATAGTTCGTTCAGCACTTCTTCACGACTGATATCAAGTCGCGCAGCAAGTTCTATGGATGTGGCTTTTCCCATTGCTTTCAGTGCGTCAAAAACAGTCTCCATTAAATTTTTCTCCCGGTAAAAATTACTTCGCAATTCCTGGCTGGACGACATTCGGACGCCAGCTCTCCCAGTTAAAATTCACCCATAGCCCGCCGTTCATGGTCATGCGATCCATAATCCGCTCGCCGAGCAATGTTTTCATGGCCTCATAGTTCAGGTTTGTCAGCATCCCCACGCTGCGCATCGACGCTGTCCGGCGATCAACAATCTGGTGCAGTACCACCTGCTCGTTTTTCGTCTCGCGCTGAATGCCAATTTCATCAAGAACCAGCAGATCCACTTCGCACAGTTCCCGCAAAAATTTTTCGCCTGACTGCCCATCGTCATAGCTGGCGTGGAGGGCACTCATAACATCAGCCACGGTAACCACAATCACTGTCTGACCGTCTTTCAGCAGGCGATTCCCGATAGCTGCTGCTAAGTGGTTCTTCCCGGTACCAGGTTTTCCGCTAAACGCGAAATTTGTGCATCCGGTCATCAGTTCATCAGCGATAGATTTCGCCTGGCTCAACGCGTATCGCTGACCGTCGTTCTGCACCTGGTAATTCGCAAACGAGCATTTACGGTGCAACGGCTGGATGCCTGAGCGATTCAGAATTTTTTCCACCCGCAACTGGCGATTCAGGCGGTTGATCTCCTCGCTACGTTTCTGGCCTTCAGCAAGTTGCCACTCGTGCCACTCCGCTACCGTTCTGAATGGGGCGGTTACATGTGGCGGAGCCAGTCTTCGGATACGTTCAAGAACGCCGCCTGCCGCAATGTTTTTCATGACACGTCACCCCCTGAATCCCGGCGGTATTTCAGTGTCCGGTTCAGAAATGTGATTCACGCAACGCTGCGCAGGCAAACGCCCCAGGCGGATAACCAGTTCATCCCATTTTTCCCGGAGTTTTGCCGGACTCATGATGTTTTTTACCCAGAACGAATCCCGCTGGAGACGCCCAAACATTTCACAAATTTGTCTGTGAGTTCTGCCATCCAGCATCCGCATTGTGCGAACGTCATTGGCCCATGCTGTCCAGTTGGGTTCTTTCGGTCTAGTGATCTCGCCATCATAGCTGGCCGCCTGCTCGTAAAGACTCACGATTCGTCCCCAGATCCACTGTGCGCACACCAAATCTTCCTGACTTCCCCACTGGCGTTTTTTCGCACTGAACACAACCGCGTCAGGGTGTCGGGTTAAAAAATCCTGTTCAGCCGTCTGCGGGTCCGGTTGCGAAGCGTCCGGACAAGAAGATCTTTTATCTGACGGATCAGGTTTTAATACTGACGGATCGGGGTCAATCATCGGCCCCCTAATCGGCAGTTTTTTATCAACAGTTGATCCATCAAAATTTGACGGGTCAACCGTTGAGGGGTCAATATTTGACGGGTCAACTGTTAACGGGTCATTTTTTGCCGGGCTAATTTTTCTTTTCGGTTTATATGACTCACGCGCCGCCGCCGCAGCTGCTTCGAGTTTTTCCACATTAAGCCGATAGATATTGCTTACATTACGCCCACCGACCTTACGCTCTTCCTTCGTCAGCCAGCCCTCTTTCGCCAGTTCTGCAATAGCCGATTTCACTGTGGATTCACTTCTTGCACCGATCTGACGCCGGATAGTTTCAATGGCAGGCCATGACACGCCCTCGTCATTGCTGTAGTCTGCAAGACGGGCCATAACCGCCACCCTGGATAAGATCATGCCGGTGAAGGCGCACCCTTCCCAGACAAGACCATGAAGCTTGCTGCTCATAAACCCCCCGAACACCGTGCTTTTAGTGCATCACCACAGCATTCCCTGCCGGGCCGCCGCGATTCATCTGGTCATACAAAACAACCGCTGACGCAACAAAATCATCGACATCCTTCCCCAGCCGATCCCTCCGTTCGACGATCTCACGGTAATATTCAGAACTGTGGCTGCGCATACGGGCCACCAGCAAAGGCGGCATCGCCTTTTCGATCGCCGGTAACAGAGCCTGCATTTTTTCAACAGCATCAGGGGTGTCTTTATCCAGCCAACGGAAAATTTTCTGGGTATTACGGGCCAGGGCTTCCGGATGGCTGTCGTCATACAGTTCCGGGAACGTCATTCCCAGCTCGAAATACGCTTTGGTAATTTTCGCAGCCGGCACTTTTTCGCCGTCCGGATGCGCCCAGACATTCATCGCCATGCGGATGTGTTCATGCTTGATTTTCATGAATCAAGCTCCTAGAAAGTGGTTGTGTTAACGTTTTGGTATCTTCCAGCTCGGGCCAAATATTCATCCAATCAAAAGGCCTTAGTTGCTGACGTGTAACTTCACCATTACTGGCTCGCTCAATAAGGACACATAACGATGCCCCTAACACTTGACCTTTACTCAATGCCTTTCTTAGATAACCGATGCTGGTACCACACTCGCATGCAAACATACGCTGTTCATCTGACGAAAGAGAATTGAGAAATATTCTTAATTCTTCCATAGCTACTCCTTAGTAAACACAGCAAAGAATACCCACAGGTAAACAAAAGTCAATACCCACAGGTTGTTTACCTTGCGGTAATCGCATCTATTATTTACCTATGGACAAATATGAATTTAGACGACAGCAACTCATCAAAATTCGTGATGAGAAATGCGATGGTAAAGCGGTTAACGTGGCCAGAAAGATCGGGCGCGAGCCTTCTTATGTATCAAGAATGTTGTACCCAGAGGGGAAAAAGGGAAAAAAACGGATCGCTGATGATATGGTGGAGATTATCGAAGAGTCCTTTGGGTTACCCCGGGGATGGATGGATGGTATCGTTTCATCATCAACGAACACAGCCTCCAGTTATGAAACAAGGGTTCTAACGCCACGACAACGTATTTTTTTAGATCTCTTAGACGAACTGCCAGAAAGTGAAGCGGATAAATTATTAAAAACTCTTGAAGAGAAAAAACAGTATTACAATATGATCTACGAAGAAATCCGTAAAAAGAAAGCACAAAACGCATCATAGCTCACCAAACAACTAGTCACCAGTTAAGACACCGCAAAAATTTACCCATGGGTATTTACTTTTTAAATACCTATGGGTATCCTTCTTTTCATACCAACCCACCCCGCCCCACAGAATGCAGGGCAATACTTCGAGTTACCAGGCAGTGGTCAGGGGTTAAGTAGCCAGCCCGAGGCGTAAGAACATGACGGCAGGGTTCAACTTTAATAACTATGCAGCAGGTTTTTGTTCCGCTACCCCGGCGTTAAGGGGAAATGAGGTCAACATGGATATGCTCAATCTTGGCAACAACGAATCTCTGGTATGTGGCGTGTTCCCCAACCAGGACGGCACGTTTACCGCGATGACGTATACCAGAAGCAAAACGTTTAAAACTGAAGCTGGCGCGCGTCGCTGGTTAACCAGAAACACTGACTGATGAGGTTGACGATGGAATTTAAAGATTTACCAGTACCATTCCAGGAAATGGCATCGAATGTGGTTCGCTCTCAACTGGCGACTCTTGACCTGAGTACCGTAGAAAAAGAAACCATCGATACTATATCCGGTAACGTGCGTCGTGCCTTTATAGGTCTGTATGAAGAGAAGCGCCTATTCGGCGGACAGAATTCGCCTGAAAACAAGAATCAAGCAAATGATGAGAAGCTGAAACACATTATCGCCTTACTTTTGGAAGACGCAAAACGTCTACAGCAACTGGAACCAAATGCAGGCACAGAGGCCCGCATTTGGATTGCCATGAAATCACTCAAATGTGAAAGCAGTGATTATTTCAAAACAACAATTAAAACTACTCAACTTTCGGGAGAGCTACTGAAGAAATTGCCATAAGAGCATGGTCTTTCTCTTGTTCTGCAAGATGAGCATTAATACCTGGTATGGTTTTTTCAAATTTATCTATCTGTTGAATAACAACTTCGCGGTATACGTTTGTTTTTGTACCACCAAGCGCAGCCGTTAATGCAGAAAGCATATTTAGTATCATATCAGTGCGATATGAAAGAATCCTGATAGCTTCATCTTGTTTTTCAATAATAGATTGCAGGGCCTCAATTTGCTTTTTATCCATTTCACCCTCCTGAGGGTTGGTAATTAAGGAGTTCTCCACGGGTCAGGTGGAGTGCGTGCGCCGGACACGGGTGAACATCCGGCACTGACAGTTTACTGAAAGGATATGTCCCTGAAAAGTCAGGGCATAACGCGAAAGCGCACGGCGAAATTGGTCTCTCTGTACGGTGTCGTTAAATTTAGTTCGACCGTGCGCTTCCGGTTGTGGCAATCCGCGAAATGGTGCGGCGGTAAGTATGGCGGGGGTATTTCTTCCCCCGTTGAGGACACCGGGTTGTCAGGTTGACCATACGCTTAAGTGACAACCCCGCTGCAACGCCCTCTGTTATCAATTTTCTGGTGACGTTTGGCGGTATCAGTTTTACTCCGTGACTGCTCTGCCGCCCTTTTTAAAGTGAATTTTGTGATGTGGTGAATGCGGCTGAGCGCACGCGGAACAGTTAAAACCAAAAACAGTGTTATGGGTGGATTCTCTGTATCCGGCGTTAATTGTTAACTGGTTAACGTCACCTGGAGGCACCAGGCACCGCATCACAAAATTCATTGTTGAGGACGCGATAATGGAAACGTTATTACCAAACGTTAATACGTCTGAAGGTTGTTTTGAAATTGGTGTCACTATCAGTAACCCAGTATTTACTGAAGATGCCATTAACAAGAGAAAACACGAACGGGAGCTATTAAATAAAATATGCATTCTTTCAATGCTGGCCCGTTTACGTCCGATACAAAAAGGATGCTGGCAAT